GAATTTATGCAGCCTACAAGTTACACACTAGCAGAAAACTGGGGGTTCCAAGTTAACTTTATGGTTCCGCTAGATAAATCAGGATATAAGCAGTGTAAAGAAATGGCAAAGAGATACGAAGAAAAAATGAAGCTTGAGTTTGAAATTACTCGAGCTCATAAGTGTGCAGACTTAATGAAAAAAGGTTTTATGTATAGACCCGGCTCAGATAATTATAAGATGTGTTCGGACATAGTACCTATAGTCAAAGTTAAGCCACCTAAAAAAGAAAAGAAATTTGGATTATTTTAAATGAGTACACTATCAAATCAAATAGCAGAACGTGAAGTAGCTGCAAAAAAGAAGCCTAAAAAGGCTGCAAAGCGAGACGAGAACGGACGCTATGTTAAAAAAGAAATCACTACACCCGGAGAAGAGTAATGTTAGCACTAATCAAACCACTTGTATTAACAAGTTTAAAAAGCGACAAGTTTAAGAAGTTTGTAGTTGAACTGTTAGAAAAGCTAGTAGAATCTACAGATAACGAACTCGATGACAGAGCCTTACAAATAGTTAAAAAAGGATTAGATATCGAATGAATGAAACAAGAGTAATACCTAAAAAGGCTGGCGAGGAAAGCTTTAACGAGCTCCACTACCTTGTAACTGAAGAATTTTTACGTTTAATAAAAAACGGAGAAGCAAAGACTCAAGATTTAAAAGCAGCATGTGATTGGTTAAAAACTAATGACATAACAGGTGTTGCTCTTGAAGGCAGCCCACTTGACAAACTAGCTTCAATAATACCGAAGGTAGATCCAGAATTAGTAAAGAGCAGACTCTATGGCAAGACCCGGACCTAAGCTTAGTCCTAATCCCGGTAAAACTGCAAAGTATTACCGAAGTAATTCAAAGGCTAGGAAAAAGCACAACGAAACAAACAAAAAAATTAATAGCACTTCAGCTAAAAAAGCCTATAGGCGAGACCTTATGAAAATACGGCGAGATCGTAAACCCGGACCACAGACAGATATGTCACATAAAAACGGAAAAGTTGTTGCGGAAAATCGCAAAACAAATCGAGGTAGAGGCGGAGCAAGAAGAGCTTAATGACACCATTACTACCAAAACCTGATTACTATTTACACAATTTAATAACTATGACAAGTTCAGAATCTAAACGGCTCTGGAGAAGAGCTATCAAAGAGCACTTCAATTGTCAATGTGTTTATTGCGGAGAATTTCATGAATTACACAACCTTACTATTGACCATGTACACCCTAAATGCAAAGGGGGCGAGGACATTACAACGAATGTTGTACCCTCGTGTCAACGATGTAATCAGGCGAAAGGTAGCACTAACTGGTTAAACTGGATGAGGTCGACATTCGGTATTACAGATAGAGAACAAACAATTTTATCACACATACAATAATGCCACATAAACCCGGGTTTATACACAGCGGCAAAGATGAAACCTCTTGGAATTATTTTGAGTTACCATTTGGAAGCGGTGCTGACTATAAAAAACCCATACCGTTAGAAAACTTACCTTATACTCCAGCAGTACTTGGAGAGATGTTAGAGAATAAGGAAAAGGAGAGAGAAATTGAAATCGAAGGTCTAGGTAAAGGTAGACTTGTTATTAGCAAACAGAATAATAATAAACCATTTTTTTATCCAGATCAATCAGAAGAGTATACTGCAAAAAAATCTAGACAGTTACAAATAGGTGAAATAGTCGGAAACTTACCTTTACTAACTTCTCCTTTAACTACACTTGGTAAAGGTGTTCCTAAGATAATTAAAACTAAAAGACAAACACCGAGGCGTCTCATGGAGATGTCTATGAAGGAGAGTTCTCCAAAAGGTGCTATAAATTTAAAACAAACTGTAGATGGTGCATTTCAGATGCCTATGCAGCAAGCTCGTAATTATTATAGACGAGCTGCTAATGTAGCAAAAAAGAATCATATTAGTCTTACTGATGCTTTTAAATATTTAGACAGTATACAAAAAGGTATTAGACCAGATAAGCCAATTAAACCCGGCAATATAACTGGTGTTACAAATAAAGGGTTATTAAAAGATACTGATGTAGATGACTTAACACGAGGTTATAAAAAAGGTGGACTGTTTGATCCTGACCGTGATGACAAAAATAAGTTTTTATTTATGACGCAAGGTAGTTTTGATATACCTATGGTTAGATCATCAAAAGCTATAAATAATATACAACAAGGTGTTGGAATCCTTAAGAATTTAAACGACAAACAGAAAGCAAAAGCTATTGAAATAGTTAAAAACTTAGAGCAGTTCCACATAGCTGGATTAAAAGGTAGAATAGAAGGTTGGAAAGCTGGTAGACCTACAACTAGATATTCTGGGGAACGTATTATGCCATACACTAAGAATGGTGTTAAAAGTCGTATGTATTGGAACTGGAGTGGAAGTAAGCAAACTTATAAAGCTACTGATCTTGATAAACTAATTGAAACTAGATTAAGACGTAAAAATTGGGATACTAATAGTCCCGGTTTAAAAGGTCAGTCAGATGCTATTTACGACTCAGCTAAAGAAAGAAATGCTGTTATAAAACAATCTATTAAACAGTTAGAGTCAACTAATCCACAGTTATACAGAGAAATACTTGGTGGTGATCAGACATGGTATGTAGAACATATTCATGCACAAAAATCACCATTTTGGAATAAAGAGAGATCATTCAAACCTAGAGACCCTGCAAATATTGTAGCTATAGGAGATGATATATTTCCTAAAATGAAAACAGCTATTGAAGCAATTTTATATTCTAAAAAATCACCATACAAAGATAAAATCTATTTAGATTACGACAGAGAAACTCAAAATTTAATATTGAGAGACGCTGAAACAGATTTACAAATTGGATCAGCTATACCCGGTATGACTAATACTCGTGATGCTAGAAAAGCTTTTTTACGTGCATTAGAAGGAGGAGACCCACTAACACTTGCAGAAATTAATCCTGACTTACGTAAGTTTATAGATTACCAAGATAAAATTAGTGAGTCGATTGCAAAACAAAAACCTGACGTAGATAAATCTGGTGCTAGACCAAAAGAAACTGATAGATTTGATGAGTATAGAATGCAACGTGAAAGAGTATTAGCAGAAATAGAAGCACATAATCAAGGGCTTAAAGTAGTTAATCAACAGTATTTAAACAAATTACAACGTGAGTTATCTGGATTAAATAAAATTATTGATCAAGGTAGCCTTTTTGATACTAAACCCGGTCAAGGTTTGTTAAAAAATTTAGTAAACGACTTATTTTTAGATGACAGATAATGAAATAGTAACTTCTCTAAAAGAAGATTTTAAGCTGTTCCTACAAGCTCTGTGGGATCAGCTAGGTCTTCCTTCTCCTACGAGGGCACAATATGCGATTGCTGATTACTTGCAGAATGGTCCCAAGAGGCTTCAGATTCAAGCGTTCAGAGGTGTTGGTAAGTCTTGGATTACTGGTGCTTTTGTGTTATGGACGCTATTTAACGATAACGAAAGAAAGATAATGATTATATCTGCGTCTAAAGAACGTGCAGATAACATGTCTATCTTCTTACAGAAAATTATTATAGAAACACCATGGTTAAGCCACTTACAACCAAAATCCGACGACTCAAGGTGGTCACGTATCAGCTTCGACGTCAACTGCTCACCTCACCAAGCACCTTCGGTGAAGAGTGTAGGTATTACAGGGCAGCTTACTGGAAGCAGGGCAGATTTGATGATTCTAGACGACGTAGAAGTACCGGGAAACAGTATGACGGAGTTGATGCGTGAGAAGTTACTTCAACTCTGCACAGAAGCCGAAGCCATCCTTACGCCGAAAGACGATAGCCGTATTATGTATCTCGGGACTCCTCAGACTACTTTTACTATTTATCGTAAGCTGGCAGAGCGGAGCTATAGACCATTTGTTTGGCCCAGCCGCTACCCAAGAAAAGGAAAGCTTACACAATATGAAGGACTCTTAGCACCTCAAATACAAGAAGATCTGGATACAGGTGCAGATGAATGGAGTGTAACAGATCCAGACAGATTTAGCGAAGAAGACCTATTAGAAAGAGAAGCATCTATGGGTCGGAGCAACTACATGCTTCAATTTCAACTAGACACAAGCTTAAGTGATGCAGAAAAGTTCCCTCTTAAAATGGCTGACCTTGTGGTTACTAGCGTCAATCCTAATACTGCTCCTGATAACGTGGTCTGGTGTTCAGATCCAGCAAATGTCATTAAAGACGCCCCTACGGTGGGACTGCCCGGGGACTATTTCTACTCACCCATGCAGCTCCAAGGGGAGTGGGGTCCATATTCCGAGACCATATGTTCCATAGACCCTTCTGGAAGGGGTACAGATGAGACCGCAGCAGCCTTCTTAAGTCAACGTAATGGGTTTCTATATCTTCATGAAATGAGAGCCTACAGAGACGGATATAGTGATGATACACTACTCAATATTCTCCGTGGTTGTCGTAAATACAAAGTAACTAAGTTAGTTATTGAGACAAACTTTGGAGACGGAATGGTTGGTGAATTATTTAAGAAGCACATACAACAAACCGGACAACATATAGACATTGAAGAGATACGTGCTAACGTAAGAAAGGAAGACAGAATTATAGATGCTCTAGAACCTGTCCTTAATCAACATCGTCTTATTGTTGATCGAGGAGTGATTGATTGGGACTACAGGTCGAATAAAGACGCACCACCTGAGCAAAGATTGCTCTACATGCTCTTCTATCAGATGAGTCGTATGTGTAGAGAAAAAGGTGCAGTTAAACATGACGATAGGTTGGATACACTTGCACAAGGTGTAAAGTATTTTACTGATGCGTTGTCGATTAATGCTCATGATCAAATAAGATTAAGAAAAAGAGAAGAATGGGAAAGTATACTGGAAGACTTCATTGCTCATCCTCATAAATCTGCTAATCATCTTGTATTAGGTATGAATAAGGAACAAAGAGAACAAGCAATGGGTCTAGAAGGTAATTCTAACGTGAAAACATGGATATAAAGTCGATCCCTCACGTATAGAGGGAGCGAGAAGGGTGGACTCGCCCCTCAGAGGGAAATCGTTGTCTTAAACGACAACATCTCCCTCTTTTCTTAATATCATCATTTGATATTCCTAAAAACACCTACTCCTAACTCCTTTAACAGTATATTACTGTATAATACTGACTTCCTCCCGAAAAATAACATAAATTTGAGAAGCCTATTGGCGTCCTGACCGGGACGTACAGCCCCCCTAGCCCTTCCGTTTAATTAGAAATTAACAAGTTTTCCCAGTTGTTTAACAGAATTAATCCGAATCCTTATTAATTTGTTTCTATCTGTATGCGATTATATTTATTAGTCTAAGTCCAGTCCAATCAGTATAATACTGAGATTCACAATCACATAAGACGCAGATAAGATGTGTGATAATGCTGAAGTCTTGAGTTAGTCTCAGTATAGATTGCTATAATAGTAGTATAAGAGATAAAGGAGAATTAAAAGATGACCAACATTAAGACACAAGCTAAGACAGCCTTCGGTAAGACACTACATTATGTAACAGATCCAGTCCAAGCAGACGCACTTAAGACTCTAACTGGTAAGAAAACAATTAACGATACAGATATTATTAGTTTACAAATGCTAGGATTAAATGTTAACGGTGTTAACTATGTTAATCAATTAGAATTAGCAGGGGTGTAGTTATGTATAATAAACCAGTACCAAATCATAAGTTTTTTAAATATTATCATCATAGTAAAACTTATTATGAAAACTTAGCAAAAGAGATTGATATGTTAAAAGAACAATGTAAGAATGTATCTTATCAACAATTACCTTCAACAATCAATTATAAACGCAAAAGTAAGTTTATTAAAAGAAATAATAATAAGCAAGTTAAGAAAGTATAATTATTTCAAATTATTAAGTTATAACGACAGACTTAATAATTTTTTGCTATAATTAAGATGAAGATTCAGTTTTTTATATTTTATTATTATTATGTATTATTATTATTTATCAATATTAATTAGTTTATTATTATTTATACCACAAGAATTTATTAATTTATATTCTTATCAACAACTAATTTCACAATCATATTCACAATCAGTATCGAGGACGTACACACTATCATGACACAGACACTAGATCCAAGACGCACACCATCACAGGGACGTGCAACATATGACATCTATTTCGAGATAGATATAGACTGCCAAGAGCTGCTAGACGCAATAGGTCTTGATTATACGCAGTGTGAGGACGACGACACGCAGAACGAGGTACTCATTGAGCTTACACCAGAGGAAGCTGCGGACGTCCTTGACCAGTCAGTATTATCAATGACTAACGAACAGACACTTGCAGCTGCTGTACTCAACCACGAACTTAGCGAGTACACAACCAAAGCTACAGTTTACACACCATCAGGAGACAAAATCACATTTAGTTAATTATGTTACATCATCTTACACTCGGACGTAACAAGCCAGACGGCGGTTATGTCACAGACACAGACTGGCAGAAATACTGTCAGGAAGTACTAAATAATAACTTTGACGGTTACACTATTCAAGACGCAACGGGAACGTGGAAGTCTGACTTAGAAGATACCAAGATAGTTATTATTAACACTACCAACCAAGACAAGGTAGAAAATGTTGCTTGGCATTACAAGGACATGTTTGACCAAGAAGCTGTAGGTCACTACACAACATCACCAATGGAGTTTATATAATTATGAGAACAACGTGGTCACAACAATACTACAACACACTAACACCAGCACAACACGCTGCTAACAACAACTGGTTTGCACATATGCTAGACTATCTCAAGGAGGATGGTATATTATATGTACCAGTATTAAATAAGTCTTTCAATAAGCAAGGACATGAGATATTCTCAGTAATACAAGGAGGACAAACAGATGTTTAACACATACATAGATGACAAAGCTATGATACCAACACTATTAGATTATGGTTGGCTGATTAGCCATAGGACATGGACAGATTGTCCTTATCCAACATATATAGGTATTAAAAAAGCATTGCAACATAATCAAAATGCTCAACCATTAGTACCATTAGCCCATCACACAAGGGAGATGATGTAATGCCACACGTATACATACCAGAAGTATTCATTACTCAAGATGAGTATGACATGATACAAGATAATCAAGTACCTATCGACTGCTTTGTAGCTAATAAGATACGCAACGAGGAGCTGTTTGTCTATATACAGGAAGCCGACTGTGTATACAAACGTGCAAGGAACTGTGAGTGGTCGCCCGAACTGTCAGCTAGGCAGATCGAATACGTAAACTCACAAGGAGTCTCAAATAAAAAGTCTGAGAATCCTGACAAACACTTCCCAGAATGTGATATTTAAGCTAAAATAGAGATATAAGGGCAAATGTAAGTCCCTTTCCTGATTCTATAGTTTAACGGTTAGAACGTATCCTTGTCACGGATATGGTCGGGGTTCAATTCCCCGTAGAATCGTAATCAGCAAGTAATTGTTGATTTATTTACACATTATTCACAATCACCACATAACAATGACACAATCTATCAACAAACCAGACTTTAACGAGCAACTAGCATCTTTTGGTGCTAAGAAAGCTATTGAGAATGCATTCAAGGACGCACCAGCAGTAGCTAAAGCAAAGCAAGGACTTGTACCAACACCGAAAGCTGCGAAGACTTCACCAGCCAAGAAAGGTAAAGCAGGTAGAATCGTAGGTATATCAGCAGCAGAGAATGCTTACATACAAGAAGTATTACAAATGATTGCAGATGACGCAGAACTAGGTTCAAGCAACCCAAACTATGCTAAAATACAAGCAAGATACAACAAGTAAGGAGATAATTATGCCAAACCACTGCCACAACAGGGTTACAATCTATGGTGCAGGTAACGACACAGAGGAGACTCGTGAACAGATTGCCAAGCTTAAAAAGATATTCGAGGACGAGAGTACCTTCGGACAGATCATACCAGAACCAGACTGGGCTAACACACCTAACAAAGATGGTGAGCTACCAACACAGCCCGCGGATGATAACCCATATCATATGCCGTTCTTCAAATCAACAGGCAATCAAGATGCACGTTGGTATGACTGGCGTTTGCAGCACTGGGATACCAAGTGGGACTGCTATGATGTAGAGGTCACAGATGACGACCCTGACCAATTTGAGGTCGAGTTCAATACAGCATGGTCACCACCAGAAGCTATATGCTCTGCACTTAAAGAACAGTATCCTGACTTAGCCATATCATGGTTCTACGACGAGCCCGGCTGTGAAATAGCGGGGTACTTATAATGACACAGATCACACCTGATATGGGAGGAGATTACTTTCAAAAAGTCAACAAAGCTCTCAATGACTTTCACAAATGGCAAGCTGCACCACAACAAAAGCCACTATACATGCTCATAAAGGTCGACGTTGACGCAGATATAGTGTATAACCAAGATCAAGCAGAGAAGTACGCAGAGAACCATTGCAACTCACTCGAGTATGCACTAGCTGACTGGTACTATCCTGATGACGAACAGTATCCATACATAGCAAAATGATTATCTATTTATTTTTAATATCCATTATTTTGTATATTGCATACATATTACGTGTTTATGATCCACATAATTAAGGTATGGAAGTATGCACTTGGATCATTTTCAGATGATAAGACTAAAGAAGTTGACAATCAAGTTATTATTATTCGATCTTTTATCTTTCTTTCTTATCTTATCACTAATTGTTTTATTATTAGCGGTGTAATCCGCCATTGGAATTATGACAACACCAAACTGGCAGCACCACAGCAAGAAGCCACCAAAATACAAAAAGAAACCACGCATGATACAGGCTGCCAAAGCCCGTACCAAAGTGCTAATTAAAAAACTACGTTCACAATCACACCCATGACACAACTATATCGCTACTATTGTGCCGACACACACAACGGTAAACATTTCTGCCTGATGGCAGCAGATGACATGGAAGCAGCCTTTCGAGCTGATACCATGGCAAAGGAGTGGTATCACACCACCCTCAAGGACGTGTACCTTGACAAACATTCCAACCCTAACAGACGATACAAACCCTATGACAAAGAAATACTTTCCCAACAACTACAATAAAATAGCCAAGTGCCCTGCCGAATGGTTTGAGCCTATGGAGTATGATCTATTCATGGAGTGGAAGATGAATGACTGGCTAATCAGAGACTCATATGACTGCATCATCCGTACCCGTAACTGTAAAACAGGTAAAGTTAAAGAATCTTCTTATCAAATACCAAAGTACGCAAAAAAGAAACTAAAGAAAATTATCGAATCTCAAGAAGATGAACTTATTTTGTGTACTCATGAACACATACAACACTTAAAACCAGATCAATATATTACGGAAAATGACAAAAAGAACTTTTATTCCCAGTGATGACGTCTACACTTACCATAAACAGGCGTTAGATATGCTACCAAAAGACCACCCAAACTATGACGAAGTGGTTACACACCTATTCAACCAGATTAAAGATGAACTCGCTGACAAATATTACAACAGAGCAGATAGACCAGCAGATACAACTGGAGAGGACACAGATTTCTCAGGGGCTCAAGCGTCTTAGAGATCAAACACTCAAGTTAGAGCAGCAAAACTATGCATCTGCAAGTATATATGGTGTAGCTTCATTACAAACTTTGTTACCACTTGTGGTTGACAAGATTATAACGACCAATACCAAGATACATCAAGGTAAATATGGAGCAGTATTCAAGGACATACACATACATCTAGCTACTATTGAGCCGTTGGCAGCAGCCAGCATTGCATGCAAAATTACATTTGATAAAGTATTCGGTTACAAGGAAGGTTGTAACATTGCAACAAATGTTTGTGAAGCCATTGGTAGGGCTATCGAAGATGAATGCAATATGCGGCACTATGAAGAAAACGCACCAGCATTACTAGCAACACTCAAAGAAAACTATTGGCACAAAGCAATAGGTACACAGCAGAAACTTACTGTTATCAAGACATTGATGAACAGATACAAGGTTAAACAATGGACACCTTGGGGTAGAAGCATACGTATCAAGCTAGGAGGATGGCTACTCGATTGTATTATGCAAGCAAGTGGTTGGTTTTACAAGCAAAGATTACGTACAGGTCGTAAGACTACAGTATTTATAGCACCAACTGCTGAGTTCATGGACATCAAAGATGAAGTCATGTCGAATGCGGAGGTTTTTAGTCCTCTTGCATGGCCGATGTTGATACCTCCGAAAGATTGGACTAATGAATCAGCCGGTGGTTATATGTTAAATGAGCTGATGCAAGGTCATGACTTAGTTAGAAGGGGCGATCCCTCCCGTATACAGGGGGAAATACCTATAGCCTTTCTCAACAAAATACAACAGGTCAAATACCGGCTTAACCCATTTATAGTAAAGACCGCAATGTTGTTGGAGGAAAGGGGTATTAGTATAGGTAAGTTTCTCCCTATCATAAATTACGAGCTGCCACCAAAGCCATTCGACATAGCAGAAAACAAAGAATCCCGTAAGAGGTATCGAAGGGAAGCGGCAGAAGTAATGAATAAGCGAGCAGCAGAGTTCAAGAGATCCTGTCGCACCCGCATGACCATGGAAGC